TTTGGAACGCATGTAACTACGCAGTTTCCTATATGGCGCAATTCCCATATTAACGGAATAAGCCCTTATAACCAAAGTATTAGAATCTCTCCGCAACCAAGTGCTTTCCCAGGATGGGACGTACGTGGAACGTTTACTGATGCTGCTAGGCATGGTGGTACTATTGTATTTACGACTGATGTTGCAATTGAAACATATCCATGGGCTCATCAAGTATACACAGGTACAACATTTACGTGGGCTGCTAATCCGTGGACCGATGAAATGTACCCATGTTACGTGTGGACTTATTGGGATTTACGTCGTAAGCGTGACAAACGTAAGTTTTGGCAAATTATAAATGATGGATCAAATACAGTAACATTTTTATCTGATCTCAATAACAATTACACGCTTGACGATAAGTATTCTCAGTTTAAGGTATTACTGCCTTCATTAAAACCAACTAGAGACACGACACTTGTTTCTTGGCGTACTTACATTAAGCGAAAAAACAGTTTAGGTTTAGGCAGTTCAGTAATAGTAAATGGGGATGTAGGCAACGCTGGAGAAATGCAAAATGCGTTGGTGTATCAAACCCCGTTTGTAGATGGAGATAATTTATTAACTACTGAACCAGTTAATAGTGCTATTGAAGTATCAATTATTGAAACCCGTGGCAGAGAGTTTCAAACTGCGTCTATAACGTATGTAAACGATAGTAATCCATTTACAGACAAGTTAAATGCCGTACTTGAGTATACCTGGTTAAATAATTACAACAATTACATCCGAACGCTAGAAATCCCTAAAAACTACGAGATTCAGGCATTAGATGATAATTACTGGAAAGTTTATCGCGTTAAAAATTCAGGAGATGTTGTTGAATCCATAACTATTAATAATGGTGTACTTTCTTATGGATCATCTCAAAAACAAACATCTATTATAGCGTATCCATTAACAAATGAAAAAGACGAAGATCAAGTTATTGCAAATGGAAAAATAGGTGATGATTACAAGCAAATAACAAATGAATCTACCTATTGGACAGTAGGAATATCTTTACCAAATTATTTGGCAGATGGGACACCTAGGCCGTGGCTTAAAAATGAGCAAATACCATTATTACTTACAGCTACAATACGTGGCGTTGAAGTAGTAATTAGCAAGCATACTCATGTAGTAGTAAGTGATGATTATGTAGCTTATCCAGCTTTGTGGTTCCCAAATAAATTTTGGTACAATAATACCTTTGGTCAAAGTGGAGGTTATTTTATATGGTTCCCACTACAAAAAACAAACGATGAATTTGATACGCCAGCAACGTTAGATCACAACGGGCCTATGATAAATTCTAATGTTTCATCGGAACAGTATTATTTATTGTTAGACAACCAAATACGACTAAATGGTAAAAAAGTAGTAGTGGCAAGTGTTCGTGGTTATGCTTTAGCTAGGTCAGGAACCAACGTACCAGCAACGGGGAACTTGGTTAAATACAGACTTTATGAATCATACGAACCTTATTGTATTGAGCCATTTAACCCTACTTCTAATCCACCTTACGTAGCAGATAAAAATGCTTGGGGTACTACTTACAATGACAACATTGCAAGAGTTTTTAGTAGGCCAGTAGATAGTGCCAAATTAGCTCCACCATCTTTTACGTATGCTCCTGCACGCGACAACAATGTTTGCGGTTATCGAATGGAGCATACAAATCCAAAGCTAATTATGTTCACTATAAAACTTAAGAAAAATCGATTAAACGAAATTCTTGAGCAAAACATTGAATCGTTAAACCTTTACTGCGCGCAACCTTCTGATATATCTGCTTTTGATAGTGTTGGTTTATATTCTTTGCAAGATCCAACGCCAGGAATTTACATGCTTCCTGACACTCCAGAAGAAGATGATTACAGCAAATATCGACTTGTAAAACGTTTTGTTTTGGATGGCGATGGATCACCATTCTTTAATTTTAGAACTGTCGACGATCATCAGTATTGGAAAGATTACTACACTGGTACGCCAATAGCAACAAATTCATGGGTAGAAAAAGGCCCAAACAGTACAACTGGATTTTTGATTGCAACTGGTCAACATAAAACAGAAGTCGCAAATTCAAATGCTAGTCGTTATTTGACACCTGATTTTATTCTTTGGGATTATCCAGTTTCAACAACGTTGTCTATAAATAGCAGTGGCAATTATTGGCAAGGTCGTGGAGCTAAACTAGTCACAAATATTAAAGGGCGTACGTTTATTGGTGGTTGCCTTGATCGTTACGGAGAAGAAGAGCAAGCATTAATACGATATAGCGATGTGCAGTCAGGTGTAATTTCGTTAGATGTATTTTCAGAAGAAAATTATCTTAAAGTAGGCGGATTGCCTCACGTAGCATTTACAGAATATCGTGAGCATTTATGGGTATTCAGTCGTTCTGAATGTCATCGTATTCAAATGCCTGATGTTGTTGATGTTACTTCATGGGAGTATTTAGATAAAATCCCAGGGCAAGGAACGTTTAGCCAAAAAACTGTAATTACAACTCCTCATGGAGTTATTTGGGGTAATGAAAGTGGTGTTTGGTTGTCTGATGGTCGTATGCCTGAAAATTTAGCACAGCAAGTGCTTACGTTTTATAAGCGTATGTCTACCAACAACCCAACTTATTACGCTACAAAAATTGATTTACCTCAATTTCCATTTGATGAAAATAGCATCAATCCTTACATGGAAGTAGCTTACAATGAGTTTGCTAACGAGCTTGTAATATCATCTCCAATTGCCAAGTTTGTTGGTGTGACAGATTATCAACCAGAAGATCACCAGCAATTGTCAGAAGAATATCGTTTAGTTTATTCTTTTGAAACAAAGCTTTGGCATGTACAGCATGCAGATCTTACACCTTTTGGAAACTATCTAAACGAGTTTGACTCAGAAGGTAAGGTAACGTTTTGAGAACTAGATTTATAGGCGAAGACAACAGACCTTATACGTACAGCAGACGCTGGCGTATGAAGTTTAATCTATCACGCTTTATCACAGCTAAATGCTATAAAAAAACGTCTTCAACCCCAGTTAAACTTCGTGGAGCGTTTTGGGCTAATCTTCAGAATTTTAGATATGATGAATACTTTGGTATGGGAAACTTTACCCAGTACTATCTAAAAAATTTAGTTCCAACAACTCTTGATTATCAAGGCATATATCCATTCCGTGAAATAGGTGGTATTGTCGTAACTCACGATATTGGCAATGGTGAAAATGACTATCAATTAGATAAGCTTATTGTAGATGCTCAATGTGACACAAAAAGTTATGGGCCCTATCAGTTACCTAATGTAGTCCCTGCTACGACCACTCCACCATATACTTACAACGCAGCTTTGCCAGATCCAATAGTTAATGTTGAGTTGCGGAATACAAGTTATATGGGAGAAACTCCTAGACTTACTTTTAATGCAATTGCTCAAAATCTAGCTGCATCTCCGGGGGTCAACATTTTAGGACCAATAAAAATTAATGGCGTAAATCCATGGTCATCTCGTAGCAATACCCCAGGAGGAACATCTATTAGTGCTAATGATGTAGCAGTTTATCGTGAATCATTGGCGTTGGTTGTTCCTTTTGGTAAATATCGTCGTTGTCGTGTGTATTTAGAATCATCCCAAAAAATGACGACAATTCGCTCAATTCAAGTATTTAGCACAGAATTTGCGCGGAGAACATACGGATAATGCAAACTGCTTGGAGACATAGCGACCCTGAATCACAACGTGAATTTGAGCGTATACGTAAGCAAAAAACAGGAACTACTACAATAGTAGCAGAAACACCTGCACCTAGTGCTCCTGCTAACGTTCCAACTATAAATGTACCTGTTAAAGAATACGAGTTAAGATCCCCATTAAATACAATTAGTATTAATACCCAAAAATCTAATACAAAGGTTATTTGGGATATTGATCGGTTTTTAACGGTAAGTGTTGATAATATCGAAATACCTACTCGTATTTACGATCCGTACCATCTTAATTACCGTTTTGATACCGTTAAGCATATTGATTTTGTAGGTGGTAAAAACATCAAAGTATATGGTCACAACGTCGAAGAAGACAAAGTTTCTATACATATCGAGGGTACTGCGCCAACTACATCAAGTTTAGATGGTGCTTTGTCTACTGTCTGGATTAAAGATGCGAATGGGGATTTTGCTACTGGGTTTGGCTACGATACCGTATCAGCGTCATACCTTAATTCTTTGATGATTGGGCCGTGGGGATGGCAAAACGCTATCAACAGTACAACGCCTTATACAGCTTCTAACTACTCTAACAACGCCAAAGACACAGAATGGGATTGGGGCACATCTATACGCGCTAATCCGCTGCATGCTTACACTCGTTTTGGCAAAGTAAGTAAAGCTGGTCTGTATTGGGTTTATATGACTACGCAGGGGTATCGTTGGGCATCAACGGCACTAGCAGCAAATATGACCCCGTTTATAAATACCAGAGTGTTCTACTATTGCATGGTGCGTCGAGGTGGTCTAGCCCCTAAAATTTACAAGAGTTTAGACGTAATGCAATGGGATATGTGGACATGGCCTACTGTTGGAGTTGATTTAGAAGGACGAACGCTTTTTGTCAATCGTATGAGTTCACTGCCGTGGTCGTTAAACGGTGGTTGTCTTGTTTGGCTTAACGTAGATGACGAAGTAGGCACAGCTATTAGCTATTACAATGGTAATGGTGGAGAGGCAAGATTTGGCTACCAGGTAACGTATCATGCTTTTGAGGCAGTTTTAGTAGCTGACAATACAACCCTTGATCCAGCTACACAGGTAAATCTTACCCCTATTAACGACCCAGACGTATTTACAAACTACCACAACATGCAGTTTACTAACGTTTAGTATTGCATAATCGCAATTTACCCTACAACTTTGAAGCACTATGGCACATACACTACGAGTAGAAAACATAACAATTAGCACCGCCAATACCAATACAAACGGTAGTGGCACAATTACGGCTTTAGTTACAGGGACAAATCAAGGTACTCGTGTAGACTATGTTGTAGTTAAAGCTATTGCCAATGTTACTGCCGGGATGATCAGATTGTTCACAAAAGAAAATGGTGGTAGTTGGGTGTTGCTTGCTGAACTACCTGTAACAGCGACTACTGGCAATGCTTTTACACCGTTTTGGACAAGCCCATATCGTATTCCAGCAATCTATCTTGGGCATAACCAACAGCTAGGTGCTAGTACAAACAATGCAGAAAGTTTCACCGTAACGGCTATGTGTGCCGATTTACAGTAAGAGGTTATCATGGCAGCAGGACAATACCATAACAATATAGAACCAACGCTAGTTGTTGGCACTACTGCACAGCAGCAAAACTATCAGCTAATTGATCGTGAAAATATGCTGGTAGGCCCTGCTGGATCGCAACGACGTGCTAACTACACGCATGTTAAGTGTCGCAATGGTTTGGTATACCACTTTCTAATTCCTGGGGGTA